TCCCGGCGCGCCGTGGAACCGGATGCGCTGGAATGTCGACCACAAGTCGTATGCCGACCAGTTCTACCGCAATCACCCCGCAGCCATGCTCGACGTAGCGCCGATACCAGGGGAAGAGTGATGAGGAAGAACCGGTTCGCTCGTTTCCGTCGATACGACCAATGGCCAAAGCCCATGCGGAGCTGGCAGGTCGGCGACATGCTATCGAGCGGCTTCTATGCGGACGCAGCCAATCCAGAATACCGGAAAGAGTTGCGCATGATCTCATGGAGGCGTCCGCTATGACCAGCCCGCTAAAGCCGTGCCCGTTTTGTGGGAAGCCGGCGGAAAGTGCGTTTGTCCACGCGAGCATCCCATGGTGGCAAGTCGAGTGCACGGATTGCTCTGCGCACGTCGATGCCGAAACTGAAGTCGACGCCATCGCCGCTTGGAACACCCGAGCCTCTACCGCATCCGAAGCCGAGAGGGTCAGAGAGGCAGCATCCGCGCTGGTCGCCAAGCTGGATGAATGCGACCCGCACCTGACGAGCATGTTCAGCTTCGCGCTGGCACACGATCATCTGTACAGCGGCCCGACCTATGGGGAAGAGCTTGAGGCTCTGCGCGCTGCTATCCGCTCCCTTCCGATCGGTGAAGCATGATCGGCCCCACCCTCGTTGAACTCGGTCTATGGATACTAGCTTTCACCCTTATAGCTGCTGCTATACATTGGGTGAGGAGGAGACGTTAGCGCCGCCTCTCCCGCTTCCCAGCTTTCGCCATCGCAAAGTAGATAGCTTCTCCATCCTCCTTTGCCGTTCTAAAACGGGGTATATCTGGCATCATCTCGGGAGGGAGGCCGATCGGAATTCCATAGCGGTCGTCGGGTTCGTATTTCATGCGGGCTGTCTGCCGGCGCGAATCCAACAAGGGAAGTGGCCGCTACCCGCCGATGTCCTGCTCGATGTCTGCCCATCCTTCACGCATTCTGATTCTCCATGGGACTGCGGGCTGGCGCGCAACTACCAGCTTTCAAGCGGGTCCAGTCGAAACCGGTTCTTCGCTCAGCGATTGCTCGCCGCCGCAGCCATGTTGGTCGCGCCTTATTCGGAGTTTCACCGACTCGCTAGGAGCAGCGCATAAGCGCTACATGTTCCACGCTCTTCTCGGGTCAGCGCGACCGACACCACCGCTAGCAGAAAACCCCCTACCCGTCAAGTTGCGTTCGGTAGAGGAAAGGAGTAAGGTTCGGGGATGGAAACTACGCTTTTCGCGGCTGGCTTTTTAGCGTGGATCACCACTGGTGTACTGGGCGGTCAAATGCTGAGCTATCCTGGAGATGGGCTAAACCCACGGCATATCCTGGGCGCCGCGATCGGCCCGTTAGCTTTGTGCATCGCGCTGTTTGAGCTCGCATTCGCTGACTAGACATGTTGGAAACGCAGGCCCACCCCTACACCAGCCGTGGGCATTCTGCTTGAGTCGTTACTTGTCTGGTGTCCACGGCGCCTATGGGGCGACCATCCATCGGACTAGAAGATAAACCACCATCTGACCGGCCACGCCGATCACAAATGGGATCGCGTACCCAAACAATATTTCACGGTGGGCCGCGCCCCTACGTGAAGCCAGCCATATCCTGTTATAGCGGTCAGAAAACGACTGCGACGTTAGTGTGGCGAATGCTGCGGTTAACAAAAGTAGCCAAGGTGACCACCCCAGATACGCCACCAAGGCGGCAAAGCCAAAGTTCACGAAGATGCCAAGCAGGCATCCTATACCTAGAGCCATTGTCTCACCCTCCCCGAAAGTGGGAGGCTATCATAACTAATTGACCTTGGTACACTGCTTTAACGCGGCGTCGGCCTTGTCCGCATAGCGCCCAGGACCAGCGTATTCGACCAGCTTTGCCAGCACAGTGGCGGCAAACTTCGCGAGATCTGTTGGCATTTTGGAGGGCAGCGGCGCCGGGCGAGTTGGGACCGTTACCGGGCATGGGCGCTGCACATCCTTGTACACGGTGACGGTTCGAATCTCGACGGCCGGCCGAGATTGATCAGCAACACAGCCGCCGGGCAATAGCGACCACGCGACCAGCGTTAGAATTAGACGGCGCATCAAAGACCCCCTGTTTGGGCGCTCAGAGCCGCAGGGACGCGGCAAGCTGGGTTGTCAGGCAAATCCCTTACCAACCGCTGCAACGTCTCCAGGCGGCTCGCATCGGCCTTCTGGCGCTTGTCCAGATCAGCGATCGTCGCCGCGTCAGACGCTTTCACGTCGGCATAGGCTTTCGCCCTCGCCTCGCTCTCCGCGTTCTTCGCGTCCAGTGCGTCCGACAGTCGCGTGATCGATTCCAGATTGACCGCGTTCTTTGCGATCTCCGTGTCGCGCTGGGCCGAGTGCAGCATATCGAGCTTCTGCCAATGCCGCGTATTTCCGTTGGCGATGAACAATGCCACCGTCAGTCCGATGATCAGCGCGAGCAATCCGCCGGCAACGATCGACTGTATGCGGGGAAGTCCGAACATCAGGTCGTCTCCGTCGTTGTCGTGGCCGGCGTCGCTACCGCTGTGGTCGTAGTGGTGGTCACCATGGGCGTGCTGTCATCGCCGCCCGTTGCGTCGAGTGAGAAGCCCAGCCCAGACGCCTTCACCGATCGCCGATTGATCGCGAGCCCCAGCGACATGAGGATGATCCCGATGATGGCGAGCAGCCCGTAGGCGATGTTCGCCAGCGGGTCGGGCACGTGCCAAGTCTGGAATATGCGGATGATCCACGCCAGCAGGGCGGTAAGGACCATGGCGCCGCCGATCGATGCAGCGAGGGCCACGAAAGCGCGGAGATCGCGAGGCGGCCAGCCTGGAAAGGTCATGGCGCTTCCTTCCGACAGCGGCCCGTATCGAGCGCGTCTTGCAGGCAACATTGCGTGATCATCTGGACGAGATAAGCCTCAGCCTCCTTGCCGGGCTCTCGCTCTCCGATGTTATCCCACAGCTCTTGCGCGATGTGGACAGCTTCATGCGCGATTATGCCCGCGACCTGTTCTATGGGGCGGTCGCCGGGCGGGTGCATCGTAATGATGCAGGTTGTCTTTCCTTCGTGGACAAGGAAGTGCGTGGCGGCGTTCGAATGATCATTGGCGAGGAAGCTGGGAGGGTTGCTCACCTTTAGCCGCTTCATCTCCTTGCGGAACGCCTTGGGCGACTTGGTGAAGCCGACATAGATCGGCCATTGACCCATGCCGTAGTAAGAGATGTGGGGCTCAGTCATGCCCAGCCCCCATCCCGTAGCGCGCGTTCGAAGACTTGGGCGTAATCCTCGATCTGATCCGCCTTATCGCGCCCATTGATGATCGTTCGCGCGTTCATGTATTGCTCGCGGGTAGCAATGCCCGACGCCGGCAGAACCTTCTTGAGGGACACGCCGGTGAACCAACCTTCGTTCATGCCGAGATGCAGGATTTGGGCGGCAATAGCTGGCTCCATCGCCTTGTCGGGCGTGGCGATAAGGGCACCATTCAAGCCAAGCTCGCGATCGGCGCGCTGGTAGTTGAAGTCCCAGGTTAGCTGGACATAACCCCTGCCGTACCAAGGGTAATAGCGGAGGTGCTCCTTGCGCCATTCCTCGGGCAGCCAATAGGCTTCGCGGACAGGCCGCATCGTTGCGTTCGTTTCGTGCCAGGTCGTCGCCAGCTCGTATGCAGCGAAGGCGAGAGGATCGCCCGAGATCGCAGCGAGCACGGTATTGAAGCCGTCAACCTGCGATTGCTTCAGGCTACCGAGCCTGTTGCGCACCGTCGTGAAGAAGGCGCCGGTGTTAAAGGTCATCCAACCTGTCCTTGAGCAAATGAGTGGTGGAAGCTTCGATCTGCCGAGCCTGGCGCGCCTTGCCGGCCGCCATGAGCAGATCGGGATGCGACGCCTGATAAGCGTACCCCTCGTAGACAAGCTCATCATCGACCATCGTGGCGACCTTCAGAACCATCGTGGGAGGTCCACCAGGCTGTAGATTGATGAGGTTCGACACGACGCTGCGCGGCTGCGCGAGGGCGATTTGATCCAGAAGATCGATCTCCCGGATAGCCTCCACGTCCCCAAGCAACTCCGCGAACGTGTGCCCCTGCAAGTCGTCTCGCGACGCATATCCCAGCGGCGCGAAGATCATCAGGAACGCTTTGTCCGAGATCCAAATGAGGCGCTTGGTCGCGTCCTTCTTCCAGCGTGCCAGAAAGATGGCGTTGTCGAACTCGACCGCCTTCAACCGGGTTTCCAGAACGGTGTGCCGGTCCTCGCAGGCACTTAGCTCCGAGCGAAATTCCGCGATGTCCAAGCGCAGCCGTTCGATCTCGCTTTTCTCCTTGGCCGCACCGATCTTCATGCGCGCATTGAGCAGACCCAACAGACCCCCCGTCCCCAGGATGCTTCCCCCGACCCCGAACAGGGCGACTACAAGCTCCTGGCTCACCGCACGGGCTCAAGAGACATCTCCATTCGGTTGACGGGAAGACCCCGCGCCACCTTGCGGACAAACACACCAATGGATCCCCAATCATTGCCGAAGGGAACCGCTGTTATCTGCATGAGGGTGAGCCAGAACGCGGCGTTCCACGCCTCTATGTTGGTCACCCAACCTAGAAGCCATGCCAGCATCGCCGCGCCGAGAGGCAGGAACATTGCCAGTGCCACGTCCTGGGCAAGCGACGCGCGGAACCACACACCGACAGCGAGCGCGCCGACGTAGAGCGCAAGCTGCGTATGCGGTTCCGAGAGGCCTATCCGCCAGCCCACATAACCCAGGCCGAACGTGATCAGCACTAACGCCGCCGATCGATTGACGAACGACGACGGCAGCACACCGAACAGCATCAATGCCCAAATGATCTTGTCCGGCGTCATCGTTTACCGGCTCGGGAACGTCGGTGTCGGGGTGGGTGTTGGGGTGGGTGTCGGCGTGGGGGTAGGGCTCGGGTGACTAACCTGGTCATCATCAGGCATGGTTATTCTCCTTGGTTGATGGGGGTGGCGAAATTCGATAGGATCGCAGAATGATGAACTGCGCACCCGATGCGACCGGCTGGATCGATGAACTGACATATCGTCAGGGTCATATTCTGACCCCTCATGCGGGTATCGCGGCAGTTGCCCTTGTTGTTCTCATGATTCTGTCGGCGCGGCTGCTGCTGCATTACTTCCCGGCGGGAGAGCCCATGGGAGATTGGCCGGAAGACGAGTAGCGGCATCATACGTTCGCCGCCACGAAATCGGCCTTTATGTTGCCGATGATGTCACCATTGCCAGTCACCGACCCAAGGCCGGAAAAGTGCGTATTATCGGTGTAGGTAGTGGATTGCCCGTACACGCCGATCGATAGCCACTTTGCCTGCGCGCCCAGCACTCCGGGAATGTCGATGATCGGGCACCCCTTCGATGCCGCAGCGGCATATTCGAGCGCGGTATAGGTATCCTGCGTCGCCTGGGCGATCGTGCCCGTCGCAGTCGGCGGATCGCCCATAACGACAACGTCGCCGGTCAACTGTCCGGCAGTAATCGCGGCCTGTACGGAGGCAGTATAAGCCGACTGACTTGAGCCGGTGGATGCGTCATTCGTCACTGCCTCATAGAACATCGCGTCGGGCGCGAGCGCGCGGATGGCCGCGAGGACGCTGTTCTCGGCTGCGCCGGAGTTGATGGCGTCTGTGGCGAACACAAGCGCCGTGCGCAAAGACGTGCCGCCATTGATCCACAGGATCGCCTTGCTCAGGCTGTCTCGCTCCAGCGCGCCGCAAAACGTCTTGGGCAGCGTGTCGGTGCTGGTGATCGTGAAGGTGTTGGTTCCGCGCACGACGCCATCCGCCGGGGCCAGCGTGACCGAATGCAGACCAATGGACTTGATCGTGGTGCTTGCAGCGGTTTGGGAAACGCTGACCGTATAGGTTCCGGTGCCACCGGACCCCGTACCCAGTGCCGTGATGGTCGTGCCAGCGGTGACACCAGTTCCGGTAAGAACATCGCCCACAGCGATATAACCAGACGCAACCGCCGTCACGGTCATGGTGTTGCCGGAGATTGAGGCGGTATAGGCCGTTTCCGACGCGACGCTCTTGCTGTGCGTGCCATCGGAGATCGTCCATCCGCCATAGCCGGGGAACGTCCAGTAAAAGACCGTGTACGTGTCGGTCGTGCCCGGCGGGGTATCCAGGATGGTCGCGCCGTTGGTCGACGTCTTCATCGAAGCGCCGCCGAGCTGCGTCCCATAGGCCGACCAACCGGACGAGAATGTCAGACGGTCGGGCTGATAGACACTAGCCCCCGCACTGGGGGATGAGTTGTTGTTGCCAAACCACCCGGCGAAGCGAACTGGGATGGAAAGCTTCGCCGACAGTGCGGCCACAGCCTTCGCGGTCGAGCTATTGGTGTGCGGCGCCGCGGTCGGGTACACGCCGGCGGTGTGGCTGGTGCAGCCATCGATGATGATGGCGTCTCGGATGCCCGCTTTCACCAGCCTGCATGCTGCGCGGAGCTTGGGCATTGCCGCGCCGGCGACATAGCCAGGCACAAGCGCGGGTGTTCCGGCAACGATAGGGATCGTAGTTGCGGAATATGCGTCAAAGAGCGCGCGGCTCGAAATCTGCGTACCGGCCTGCCATTTGATGCGCCTGACCCAGCCGCCAAGTGCTTGCTGACTCGTCGTCGTGTTGTCGCGGCAGCCAATGCGAGAATTGGTGACTGCGGGCCATGCGGTCGCATCGATCGTGGGTATACGGTCGCCGACACCAAAGGTCTGTGTTCCAGTCGACCATGAGATCGCGAATTTCTGGGCTGTGTCCCACGTCTGCGAGCCGGCTGTTCCGGTTACAAGGCCGCCGCGGCTCGAAATCCCGGTGTTCGACGCGATGAACGCATATGAAGCGCCCGTAGCAAGGGACAGGAGGCCTGGCGTGCGCCCATAGCCCGACTGACGCTCTACCCGCGATACGTCCATGACGAACGTACCGGCCGACCCTGCGAACAGCGAGGCCAGCGCGCTGGCGGTCAAGTTCGTGTCTGCGTCTCTCGACACTGCCGAAGCGCCCGTGATGATGAGCGGGGTCGCGATCGAATTTGCCGGAATGCTCGGGTTATATTCGACCTGACATGCATGCCAGGTGCCGGTGCCAGAACTGGTGACCGTTATGGTCCCGGCGCCGGTTATGGTCAGAATTTGAGCCGCGCCGGGCAAAATAGCGCCAAAGCCAGAGCCTGTGGCTGTTCCTGCAGCCGTCGTGACCGTGATGCCCGCATCGTGGTTTGACCAGACGATGATTGTCCCGACCACAACCGTGCAAGTCTGCGTCACCGGCGCGGTCGAGTTCAGGAACACGTTCCGCGAGGTTGGGAAGATCGCGACGCCGAGATCAGCGCGTGTGATCGGAACATTAGCCCCGAACGTCGAGTAGCTTGCGCCGGCAGCGTCGTGATAGCAAAGGTTCGTCAGTATGGCAGTCGATGGGTTCGCGCGCGTCCATGTCAGCAGAGAACTTGGAAACGCCGAGTTGCTGGTGAAATCGTAGCGAGACCATGGGATATTGACGTCGGTGACGATTCCAAGCGGCCATGTGCCTGCAGTTTTCGGACCATAGATGATGCCGGTCGTGCTGTCGGTATAGGAATCGCCGTTATTCCCGAGATTGTTGGCAGGTAGTCCAGTGCCACTGAGCAACTTCGGGGTGTAGCCGTCGGCGCCGGCTGGGCCAGTCGCGCCAGTCGCCCCGGTTGGACCAGTTGGACCGGTCGCGCCCGTCGGACCAGCCGCGCCGACCGGTCCCTGCAGATTGGCAGCAAAGTCAGCATCGATCGCCCACGCGCCGGAATCATAGATCCAGTAAGTGTTGTTCGCTGGTGTCGCGTCATCATAGACGCGCGCCTGGGTGCCAGCAGCCGGCGCGGGCGAGGTTGGGAGATCTGCTGCGGTCGCATATTGCGCAATCCCGGTCACCGCGCCAGCGAGCGCAGTGTCCAGGGCTGGCCCGACCCCCCGGATTATCGACTTCTCCGGCTCATATGCGCCGGATGCAGGCACGCCATCCGTATTAAAGTCGCGCCATGCCTCGCCAAATTTATCGGTAAAGGTGCCCATGCCGCATCCCGGTGAAATAGGGCACGGGTAGGCTCGGGACCGCCGATCAATTACGGCTGATCAGGCTCACTCAAGCTTGAGATTATGACTGATCACGCCGCCGCTCACATAGGTGTGCGCGGTGTCGACGGTGATCTTGGCCACCATAGCCATGCCCGCAGGCGATCCCAACGCATCCATCCGCACCCAGCCGCCGCCGATCCACATCCGGTGCGCGGCAGTCGTCCGCAGCCTCCCGGTGCCGATATCGAGCTCGTAGACATCATCCTCGACAAACGAGATCGCCGACACGGCATAGTCGCCCCAATCGCCGAGCGTACCGTCGTCCAACTCAGGCTGGGTGTGCAGCATGTCGCCGACGACTAGAAGTTCTGCGCGCTTTTCGGTGCCGTCCGCCATAAGGATGCCGGTATCGACGGTGACGCAGTAACCGCCGCCACCGCCGCCACCACCACCACCGACGCCACCGCCGCCGGTCGATATCGTGAAGCTGTCCTCGGTCGTGAAGTTGAGCAGGTCCGGGCGATCGGTCCAGGCGTCATAGGCGCCCATCTTGGCATAGAACGACCCGGCCGCGAGGTTCTGCAGGAAGGCCGGCGAACCAAGGAAGTGGAACAGCGTGCCCTGCGTGAGGGGATCGAACCCCGATACCGTCGAGATCGCGACCATATAGCCAGCAACCCCCGCGTCGGTGGATAGGTCGAAGTCGACCTCGGACTCGCTCGCTCCATCCGCAGCCGAAAACCCCGTGACGGTCGACGGTGCGGCCAATGTCAGGGTCGAGGTCGTCGCCTGCGTCCCCGCACCGGCGGAATTCACGCCCGCCACCGTCGCGACGTAATCCCTGCGCGCGCCATCGGTCTTTGCCTGGGCAGCGGTATAGGCAACGGCTGGCGTGCTGGTGACGATGGTGCGGATGGGTGTAGACAGGTCAGCGGGATCGAAGAACCGCCAGCGGTAGGACGTTGCTCGAGCTATACGGGCCGTCGACAGGCTGAGCGTGTCAGCCCAACTGACGAGGGTGATTGCGGCGGCTGCATCGGGTGGCGTCGTGTCGGTCGCTGTCCCGACCTCTGTTGCCGGCGACGAGAACGGCGATACCCGGCCATCACCGACCTGATAAGCGACCTCGACCTCGACCGTCTCGGACGCGGGCACGAAGCTGGTCTGCAGAGTGACTGCGGATCCCGGATCGGTGTCGGAATATTGTTGCTCGTTCCAGCTTGCGCCGCCGACGACACGCCAGCGGGCATACCAGGTCAGGTCGTCGCGGTCGGGGCCGGTCGCCTCGATCGTGACACGCACGCCTGTCCCATCATCCGATACGGTCGAGAAATCGGCCGCAGCGCTGGTGATCTCCGGCGGGTCGAGCGGGGAAGGGGCCAGCCTGTTACCGACCGGCGCCGGGTCGCCCTCCTCGGTCGCGGGGTTCCATGCGTACATGTTCGGGTCCGCCAGCACCCAATTGAAGGTGATTCCGCCGGTGATCGGATTCCGCTTCACCGGGGCAACGATCTCGACGGCGGCGTCGAGGAATATCGTGCCGGCCTCCTCGATCGTCAGATGGATGTAGCGTTGGCCTAGGACGATCTTGCCGGCGGAGGTGGTCGTGATCGTTCCGCGCTGGGCGGCATTGGTGCGCGCGACAGCCGCTTTTGCTAGGCGGCGAGCCTGGGCATGCGTTGGAACCTGATTGGCAAGTTGCGTTGCCAGCACCTTGCCTCGCTCGGTGATGTCATCCTCATCCGTCCAAGGATCGGTATCGACGACGTTAAAATCGTGGTTCGCTGAGACATAGGTGACAGAAACCGAGTTGATGGCGTTCTCTTCGTCAACGCCGTCTTGCAGCGAGTAGCTGACGATGAGATCGGGGTCGACCGTGACAGTCGGCTCGTAATAATGCCCGGCATAAACGACCAATGCGCCATCCGATCGCGACGATAGCCAGCCGTCGCAGCATGCCAGCAAGGCGGCGACGACGGACTTGTGCTCGTCGGTGTGTTGATGGGCGAGGCAACTGCGATAGCGCGGCTCTGTTGCTGGCGATCCTTCGGACGATGACCAGACGACTTGCGAGCCGACAGGGTGGTCATTGTCGAGCGGGCTGGAGAGGCCGAGCACCATGCCAGAAATGTCGGTTACTGTGCGTGTCTCGGTGAGCGATGTATCGCCGGTCGACGAGATCACGATCGTCATGCCGACCGCGAGCCCATTAATCGATGTGACTGTAATGTGCCCACTGCCTGCGTCTGCCTTCTCGGTCATGACGGTCTGTACGCCCTTCAGCGGCACAGCCTCATCGCAGACATTTGCGGCAGCGGTCCAATAGGCCAGCGTCGGCACGAAATGCGTGTCCCAATCCTTGTTGTCGCGGACCAACTCATAGTGCGCGAGATGCAGGATCGCGTTCTCGCTGTATTTCCAGGTCGAGCGATCGGTGGCGCTCTGGCTGGGGTCGCGCCAATCGAACACTAGCTGACGCTCCATGACTAGCGACAGCGGCATGTTGTTCGGGCCGCCGGTCGGGAATATCATCTGGAAATTCTTGGCCTTGGTCGGCTTGGTGATGACGCAGCCAGTGCAGACGCCATCGCCGCGGTGTTCCGACGTCCATTGATCGGGCACGAGCGAGATGACTTCGCTGAATGCCGCCTCCGTGTCCTCGCCCAGCCGCGTGAATACCGTCACGATATCGCTCAGCTCGCCGAACTGTCCCGCTTCACCGGCCTGCACGCGCCCGCCGCTCAACAGCGTGATCTTGGTGTCTGCAAGATAGTGGCCGACGATCGCGTTGACCTTGCCGTCGTGAAATGCGCCGACGTCGATCGCGATGCCGTCCTTGTTGGTCACATAGAGCGCGAACGCCATATAGTGGCGGCCAAGACCGTAGCCCGATACCCGAGCGGGGGCCGGATGCTTCAAGCTGGTCTCGGTTAGGGATGGCTTGGGCGCCTTGGGGGCAAGGAGCGCGTTCAGCCCGGCCTCGGCGAGACTGAGGGCGGCGGTAGCAATGAGCAGACCTTGCGATGCCGTCACACCGATACCGATGCTGCCGAGAAGTCCGGATACCGCTTGGCCAACGCCGGGGATAAACTGCAGACCTATAAGGGCCCCGATCTCAAGTATGGAGATGATCGTCTTGCTCATGGCCGCCATGCCCGGATGCAAGCCAGGGCGTCCATCGGCAGGAAATGAACGGTACGCTGCCCCCGGATCGCCCATCGCTCGCCGGTGAAGATCGCGCCGGCCTGTTCGTCGTCCAGCGCGACCACAGCGATATCGCCAGCCCGCAATTCCTCGACTTCCGGGATGCTGCTGCCGATTCCGGCGATCCACAGCGCCTCAAGGCCGCCGTCACCCTGTTGCGCTGCCGAGCAGGCGGTCGGCTCAATCGTATCGCGCCATTTCGCCGCAAAGTCAGGATGGCCGAGCGCGATGCACCAATCCGCCGGCATGGTGCTGCAATTCCATGGGTTGGGATTGGCGCATTGCGCGCGAAGGAAGTCGCCAAGCTGGGTCATTTGCTGTCGCTCGGCCCGAAGCGGCGCGACGTGCCGGACGAAATCCCCGCGATGTGATCGAAGAACCGATCGGTCGGCGACCGCCTGCGTTGGTCGGCATCCGTCCAGAACGCCACCGGCGCCCTTGAACGATCGGTGAAATCCGTCCCGATCGACAGCGTGATCGAGCGCGTCGATCCCTGTCGCGCCGTCGTCAGCGTGTCGGCACGCAGGACCGCGATCCATTCGACGTCGGTGATTTGCCAGTCGTCGTCGAAATAGACGTTGCCGATATGGACTTTCGCGCCCTTGACTGACGCCGATTCTTCGATCGCGAGCGCGAGTGTGGCTGTGCTCACACCAGAAACTGTGATGTCGATCCGGCTCGCGGTGCCGTTTATGACCTGATCCAGTTCCGGGATATTCACCAGGGGGCCGCCGCCGAGATAGGTCGCGGGAGAGGGTTCTACGATGTCGGCGGGGATGTCGAGATCGCCGACGCCGGACCAAAGCCGCGCGACTGGATCGGCAGCGATGCGGAATAGCACAGACTGCCTCATGGCGCCGGTGGCCGCATATCCTCGATGAAGCTGGCGGCGCACGACGTAAATCGGCCGGAATCGGTCGTGTTATCGGTCGAGCCGGTCAGGATCATCTGGCAGCGTGGGGTATCGAACTCCAGCACGGTCCCGGATGCGACTGCTTCGCGCAGTGGCGGACGAAAGGTAATCGCGTCGCCATCGATCGACCGGACGCGATAAGCGCGCCACCCCCAGTTCTCATGCTGGATCGAAAACAATTCGCCGCCGATCAGCGGCTTTTCCGATGTTCCCGCGATCGAGAGCGAGGTCGCGCGCAATGCGGCGCCAGCGGTAGTTGCATAATCGGCGCCGCCGCTTTCGTATGGCGCGTCGTCGTCGAACGGCGTGTCGTCGCTGTGCGCGACGGTTGCGACGGCGCCTACCGGCTGAAACCGCCGCTCAGCACATAACAGGACGATGAATGCCTCGCCCGCATCAGCATCGCTGACCACCCGCCATGCATTTCCCGCGGTCTTCGTGCGCGCGATGCCATTGCTGAAATCGGCTTGCAGGTAGCCACCACCATCGGGCTCGATTTGGTCAGTGATGCCAGAAAGCGCCGTCCCGCCGTCGAGCACATGGCCAACCCGGCGGATGTTCGTCGTGCGGAAGCCGAACTGGCAAAGATGGAGAGTGCGCACCGGTGACCGATACGCCGTCAACTGGATCGATTATTACGGCTGGTCAGCCCGCGACATCTCCGGTGAAGGTCGTCGTGACCATCCAAGCCGACGCTTCAGTCGGGTCTGGCGTGGCAAGCGTCTGCAGCCATTCGAGGCGAAGTTTCAGGTCGCCTAGATCCAGCGTCGTGCCGTCGAGCGCGGCCTCGATCGCGCCACCCATATCATGGACGTTATCCTCGGCCGGCTTGGTGACTGTTCCGGCGCCGTCCACCAGGTCATGCGAGAACGCCTGCACCGATACCCGGTAGCTCGCCGATCGCAATCCGGACATGGCGAACGGCGACGCGATGAAGGTACCAAACCGCGCGAATTCGGTTGGTCGGGTCGCCGGAACGGTGCCGGGATAGATCGCGGCCTTGTCGATCAGCGCGGTAACGCCATCACTCGCCTTCAGCGCTGCCATCATCGCCGCTCGGACCTTGAGCTTGGATACCGCCATCAGCCGTTGACCTCGGCGACGAAGCGTTTGCCGAGTGCTTCGACGACATCATGGCGCGCACGCTCGACCGCTGGCTCCATATAGGGGCGGGGCTCCATGTTTGATCCGCCGCGTTCGATCCATGCGTGGTCGCTATCGGCAATAACGCTGGTGCGGATTGAATCGCCGGTCTCGATCAGTTCGCCGGGGTGGATGCTCTGGTCAAGGTCGCCAGTATCAGCGTTAGGGGGTTGGCCGGGCTCGGAAGGGATATGACCAGGCCCGGAGATCGCGCCATCGCGGATTGAGAACGCAGCATCCTCGGCAATAGCCTGCGCGCTGCTTTCCAGCACTTCGCCGAGCGCCGGCACGACGCGCGATGCAGCCAACTTCCGCAGCCGCGCGCCGTGATTGTCGGTGAATCGGATCACGCCCGCCGACCTTTGCCAGTCCAGCCGATCGCGGCAGGGTCGCGCTGCAAGGCACTGACGAGCCATTCGACGCGGAAGTCAGCCGGCGCCTTGGTATCAGTCACGCGCACGCGCGCGTCTGCATCGAGATCGCCGTCAAAGCTGCCCGACAGGATGATGAAGCGGTAATCCTTGTCGGTCCAACCCTCGGGACGCGACCGCTCGTCCATTGCGTCGATTTGGACGGTGCAGGGGATTTGAGCGGGTGGTTGGCCGGAGATGAAGTTGCCGTCGTCGTCATAGCCGCCGGGTGTGCCGGTGATCAGCACTACGCCATCGTAGAACGGCGCGCCCATAGCGGCCGACGTCATCCGAGCCAGCGATGCGAAGGCGCCGGGGAGGTTCACTTGCGGCGCCCGGCAAGGCGGTCAAGCGCATGCGCTGCCCCCGCGAGCATAAACATAGCAGTTTGCTGTTCTGGCTTGATGCCATTGAACAGCCCGCTGCCCGCTAGGGCGCATGCTGCCTCGAATGGCGACAATCCGCCGCGCTCAGCGAGGCGCTCTAGAGTTTGCCCATGATTGCGATATGCTTGGTCCCGCAGAAGCTCGGCGACCTCCCATGAGATGAACGCTTTGACCTTCTGCCCCTTATCGTTCTTCATGATGAGCGGGAATTTGCGATCAGCCATCAGCACCCCCCATAGGGCGGCAGCGGTCCCGCATAGCCGTTGAAGCCATATCCGCACGACACGATGCCCGGCGCGGTCACGCCCATGCTCGACACATTGCGCCGCAACAGCGCGAGATATTCCTGCCCGTAGCTGGTCGATTCCCAGCCACCGGCGACCGCCACCTTGACCGCCTCGTCGCTGAATTGGGCATCGAACGTCCCGGATTTGAAGCGCGTCACGCCGGCTGCGGCGAATCCGGCGATATCGCTGCCAGCGATCCCCGCGACGGGAGCTTTGGCCATGTTGTGAGAGGCGGCTGCGATCAGACCGGGCGCGTAATCCATCTCGGTCCAGGACTGATCGACGAACCGGTGCGCGTCGGTCAGCCAGTACGTGACGACGGCATCGTCCACCGCCGCAAACGCCGAGTAGCGCATCTTCAAATCACTTGGTGTCGGGTCGGTGTACATCGATATCCCCTATCGTGGCGCGAATTCGCCGAAGTGCTTTCGCTCTCCAGCTATCCTCGCCGAGACCGCCTGGTCGAAGTCACGAAACTGCCCGAGGTAGATTTTCCGGCCGTTTTTGTGCACGGCTACCCGCCACGCCTGGCGCTCGACGTGCCATGAAACCCCGCGAAATGGGGCTGCATTTGAGCCGCGGCTGACCTGGTTCATTTTGTTCTGCGATCGCGTGGCCAAACGGAGATTTGCCCACCGATTATCGCCCTTGTCTCGATTGATGTGGTCGACATCAAAGCCGGCCGGCGGGAATTCACCAGTCATCAGCAGCCAAGCCGCGTGATGCGCTCGGACGAACGCTCCGGCGAGCCCGATTTGAATATAGCCGCGATGGAGGCAGCCGGCCGCCTCGCCGGCTTTTTTGCCATCCTTCCAACTGACAACGCCGGAGACAGGATCATACGATAGACGCTCCAGGATATCGTGGCCGACAGTCCGAGTTTTTGGCAATTCACTGGTCATCGCCGAACCATGTCAATTGCGGAACCATCGATTACGGCGGGTACGCAAAGGGCCGCCCCACGCGAGCGGAGCGGCCCCTTTCCCCGCGACGAAATTGGTTCAGGCTTTGGCTTCGTCAGCCTCGGTTCCCGCCGCCTTCTTAGCCGCCGCCTCACCCTTTTCGAGGTCAGGATGGACGCCATTCTCGGCGATATCCTTCTCGTCGACATCGGCGGTGGCGCCGGCCTCGACCAGCAAGGTCTCGCCCGACTTCAGGTTGATGCCACGCGCGCCAGGCGCGTTGTTGGTGAACTTCATGGCTCAGACTCCGTCCGTGAAGGTGATCGCTTTCGGGATGCGGTTCTCGTAGCCGCCGATGGCCATCAGGCCCGGCACCTCCCACGAGAACGGCCCCTTCTGGTAGGGCTGGGTATTGAAGAGCTGATGACCGCCGCCCGGAAGGTGGAAGCGGTGAACGTCGCGGCTGTTCGCGTAGACGATCATGCGCTTGGTGGATCCGGCGCCGGCGGTTTCGAGACGGAAGGTCCGCTTGATCGTCGCCGGACCGATGACCGAGTTCGCCTGCAGATAGGCGAGCACGGACATGCCGGTGTTCGTCATCGGCTTCGATGCCAGGATATTGTACGTGCTGGTCGGCAGCGCGATCGTATCGGCGCGATAGGTTTCGTTCGTGTTGGTCTCGACCGACGACAGGGCGGTGTTGATCACGGCCACGTCCGAGGTCGCGGTCGAGGCGGCGGTGATGGCAGCCGCCGCGGTAACGGTGGTGGCAAGCGGATTGTTGAGGAAACCGGTCGCGAACTTCAGCCCGTCGCCGAGCATCGCCGTCTTGTGGATGAAACGCTCGGCCGATGTCGTGGCCGCGTTCGCCTTGTCCGCGATGACATTGACGCCAAGCTGCTGTCCGCGCTCCAGGTCCATGCGGTTCCACTTGTAGCCGATCGCGGCCATCCAGTTTTCCTGGAGGAACTGCGTACGGCTCGAGTCGGCATAGGGCATGTCGTCGGCCGCCACGTCGAACCATTCCGGCTTGCCGGCGATGTCGCCCGAATAATAGATCGAGCCCGCCGACCAGATTGTGCCCTGCGTATCGACCGGCATGTACTCGGCGTAATCCGCAAGCGGATACTTGATCATGTATACGCCCTGCTCGACCGTGAGCAGCTGCGGCGTCAGGAAGGCGTTGACCTGCTGTGCGTCGTTGAGGTCGACGCCCTTGATGGCGTCGGCGAATGCAAGGCACCCGCCGCCCTGAGCGACGATCGAGGCAACTGCCGCCTGTACGGAGTCGAAGAAAATCGGCTTGGTCATTACGGCCCCCTTAGCGGCGCACGATGCGGACGACGCCCGCAGCGGCGATGGTGTCGTCGAAGAACCAGCCGGTCGCGATAGTATTGCTGGTCGAGACGTTGGTGATGACGCCGGCCGAGGTCACGTAGACCTGATCGTCCTTGGCGACGGCAACTGAGCTGGTGACCCAGATCTTGCCGCGGTTCTTGATCGGCAGCGTGTCGCCGGGCGCGTAGACATCTGCCGCGCGACTGGCGGTCACGACGTTGCCCTTGTGGGCAAGCGCGAAGCCCCGAAGGACCGCTCCGACAGTCAGCGAGACGCCCCGGTCTGCCGTGCCCTTATAGACGGGCCGGCCAAACGCGCAGGCGGTCGCACCTTCCAGTGTGCCAGTGATGATATTCGATAGCTCGCCATCGGCATCCATGCCGGGATAGCCGAGGGCGATGTCGTCGCCGAAAGTGCTCTGAAGTACGGCCATGTCGATATCCCCTTAGGCGGCGCGCTGCGAGTGGGCGGTTTCCTTGGCGGCGAGCCATGCGGCGCGGGCGTCGGCGGTTGCCTTGGCGGAGTCGCCGATCTGGACCGGCGAGCCGATGATCCCCGGCGCCGCATCGGCCACCTTGGCGTCCTTGGTCAGCACCGAGAACGCGGTGGCGTAATCGCCTTCCGAATAGTTCTTGGCCGCATCGCCCATCGCCTTGTCGACGACGGCCTTCTTGATTGCGGCCTCGTCCATGGCATCGGTGACCGTGATGCCGGCGGCCTTGCCCTTGGCGACCGTCTCGGCATAGGCCTTGGCGGCGTCGCGCATCTGCTGCGGCGTCACCTTGGCATCCTCGACCTGCTTCTTCAGCGTGACAATCTCGGCGTCCTTGGCGACGATCGCGGTGTTCGCGGTCGTCAGCGCCGTTTCGGCCGTGGTCGCCGCCGTCTTGGCGTCGGTCACCTGGCCCTGAAGCTTGGTGATGGCCACCTCGACGGCGGCGGCATCGGAAAGGTCGACCTGCAGGCCGTCGAGCATGATCTTCTTCACGTCACGTTCTCCGTCATGGATGGGGGTGCGCTCGTCCACGATGCGCAGGTCCGAACCGCCCCTCGCGCGGGGGACGGCGGCCAAATGGTTGTACCGGATGTTCGACAGCGAGGCGTCGTAGGGCTGTCCGTCATGGATGCCCGGCACCATCTTGATCTCGGCGGTGTAGCCTAGGCTGAATTCGTTGTGGTCGGTGCGAACGGCGGTCACGCCGCCGGCATCGGTGACCCGCAGCGGCACGCGCATGCGATCGCCGTCGCGCATGATCTCTTCGCCGGTCTCGCCCTTCGACAGGTCGCGCCAGTTGGTCGCATCGACCATGCCGGCGGGATGCTTGAGCGTGATCGGGAGGCGCGACGCCGTTTGCAGGCTGTCGTGCGCGAACACCTCGGATTCGGGCCGGAACACGCGGACCTGATCGCCCGGCGCGCGGTCGGTCAGTTCAAGTTCTGCCGCTGTGTAGGTCTGGATATTGTTCGCGCGCGCCACATAGGCGTCGGCCACGAGGTAGCCTTCCGGTGTAATCCGGGCCTTTCCCTCGATCGTGGCGCGGTCATGGAACAGCATGGGACGCGGAATTAAAGTGAGGTGAGGGGGGCGATTACGGCTGGTTTGCCGATTACTCAGCCTTTGAGCGTCTGGGCCTGTGCGATAACCCCGGGCGCTTGCCCAGCGGCAGTGCTGACAGCCGCCTCATATGCCTGCCGAGACCGCGCATCGGCGTATGCCTGGAACTGGCGCATGGTCTGTTCGTCGGTACGCGCGCCGGTGAAGTCTGCATGAATCGGCTGAACGACGACGACGCTCGGTGCCGGGCCGGAATTCACGCGCCCATTCGCAGCCCCAATGTTCGGCCCGATCGCGAACGGCTCTCCGCGGTTGACGCGAGCGAACGGTTGGCCGTTGAGCGAGAGGACGTTTCTGTCGGTGCCGTAATTGCCGCCGATAATGCCGCTGCCGCCAGTTGCGAAAGCAGGCAGGAAGCTCAACAGGCTTGATGCGGAACTGGGGCTGAACGCACTCCCGGCGGCGCCCCAATCCGAGCCCAGGTTGCCAGCTATATCGCCTCCGTGGCCGAAGAGGCCACCAAGCGCCGACAGGATGCCACCGAACCCGCCGCCACCGCTGCCAAGCCCAGCCGACGCACCCTGCTGCGGGAAAAGCATGTTCGCCAGCGGGATCAGCAATTCGCGCTCGATGCCGATCTTGATCAGGTCTTGCAGGAACTCGCCAGCGATCCCGTGCAAGTGCAGGAACTTCGCGACCGCGCTGGTCAGGCCGTCGTCGAGCTTTTGCAGGCCGGATGCAGCCGCGCGCTCCATTGCCTCGTTGACCTGGTCGACGGTGTTTGGGAGTGACGCGAGATAGTCGCCGAGCGGGCCGCGGTTCTGGGCGGCGATCGTTGCTGACCTGTCCGCGAACCGTTTATCCTGAGTTTTCAGGGTGCGATTGGCGGCATTGAGATCGCTGGTCGAGACAGAGCTATCGTCATTCGCCGCGCGGTCAATCGTGTAGTTGGCGCCGAGCGTTTCTTTCTGGCGCTCAAGGTCAAGAAGTTGCTTCTCGATCCGCGCGCGCTCGGCCACAGTCTTGGCCAGCGACTCCTGGTCGCGAAGCTCGTCCTCTTTGGCGTCGATGATCGCCACGGCGGTGTCATAGGTGCGCTTCAACGCCTCCAGGTCATGATCGCGATGGATCACGGACACTTGGGCGGCGTACGTGTCATTTAGAAGTTGCGCCTTGAGGGCGTCCGCCTGGTCCTTTCTGAGCCGACCATTCTTCACGTCCTGGTCGTAGTCCTTGATCCTCCGGTCTCTATCCGTGTTGAGTTGCTGTTCCTTGATATCCAAGCGCGCAAGTTCATCCTGCGTCTGCTCGGACTGGGCCTGGAGCTGCTCATCCTGTAGGCGAGCCATCTCGTCTGCAAAGTGCTTATCTTGCTCCGCAGTCTTGTCCTTGGGTCCCTTCTTGCCAGGACCAGCGAACAACTTGCTGAGGTCGGGACCGCCTCCCACGGGCGCAGTGACATCAGCGGAATCGGCCGCCTGCGCACCCCGGATATCGCCGAACTGTTTCTGGAGGTTGGTCAGCGCGGCGCGACGGCCCTCTGCCGTATTGTCGACCCAGCCGACGCCCTCAACGAAGAACTGACCACCGTCCGTCTTAACATTCCGCGCCGCATTGGCGATCGTTTTAGCGCCCCGCTGGACGATCTGGGAATATGCATTTCGGCCGCCTGCCGACGAAAGCAACACGCCCCGGTTTGCTTGCCGATCGGACTCGGTGGCCATGAACGATGGATTGCTCATCGCTTGAACTGCAGCCCACTTCTGAAGCGCCGCGAACGCCGTCAGGATGCCGCTGGCCAAGCGGAAGAAGGTATTGGCCAGCTGGTTGATTGCTTCCGCGTTCTCCGCGACCGTGCTGGACAGTTTACGCTCCAACTGGTCGCCAAGAAGCCTAAGTTTCTGCGCAGTCTTTGCGGCGTTCTGAATCTCGGTGTTGCTGAGAACGCCGCCCGTTGCCTCGATGCTTTTCGTTAGTTCATCGAATGAACCCGATCCGTTTTTCAGGATAGGATCAAGCTTCCGCAGCTGCTCACCGCCGAGCGCGGTTTCGAGGGCCATGCGACGCGCTTGGTCGGGAATCTTGGCCAGCTTGTCCATGAACGCCGGCAGGATGTCGTTAAGCGACTTATAGCCGTCCTTGGTGTTGCCGAGATCAATGCCCAGCGCCTTGAATATCTTGGCCTGCTCCTTCGACCCTTCCTGCGCCTTGCCGATGTTGGACGATAGTTGGCCGAACCCCTCGCGCAGCTGCTCACTGGTGACGCCCGCTTCCGCCGCCGCAATCTCCCAGACTTGCAGTGATTTGGTTGAGACGCCGAGTTGATCACTGACCTGCTTGATCGTTTTGGCGTATTCCAAACCGGCTTCGGCTGCCTTGGCGACCAATGCGATACCGCCGGCCGTGACGATGCCGGCGATTGCGGCCGCACCGCCGGTGGCAGCGAACGCGCCGGCGCCGCGAGCGAACTGTTCAGCATTCTTCGCGCCGGCCCTTCTTGATGCCGCCCCTGCGACCGCAGCCCGCTCGATCTCCACCGCCAGCGCGCGCTTTTCCAGCTCGACCGCGATCTCTGCATCACCGAGCCCAGCGCGCTGAAGCTGGTTGATTAGGCGCAGCTCCGCGAGCTTGTCGCGAATGACCGCAGCGTCTTCCTTGTTCGCGAAGGTGAGGGCGGCCTGCAGCTTGGCGCGATCGGCCAGCATGTGGTTGATCTCGGCTTCTGCTGCCGTCGCCTCGCTACCGCCGTTGAGCACGGACAGCGGGATCGCGCCTTGGCCGGTGCGCTCGCCCGGAACCGACGTGCTGGCGATGCGGCCGGACCCGCGCTTGACGCCACCACTGCTAGTCGATTGCGCGACCATGTTGCGGATACGCCGGACAGTCGCCTCTTCTCGCTGCGCCTCGGCAATCGCGGCGTCGGCCTGCTCCTTGGCGGCTTTCTTCGCTGCCGCCGTCTCGCGGTTGGACTGGGCGACGGCGGTATCTGCTCGAGCCTTGCGAGTGCGCGTGACGCGCTGGGTCAGGCCTTCTTCCGCCGCGCCGATTGCGTTAGTGCCCTGCTTGTACTTCTGTCCCTCTGCGCCAAGGTCGAACGTCTGCGCCTTCAGCTTGTCCGTCGATCGTGCGAACTTGTCATGTACGGCCGTCGCCCGATTGAAATCGGCCTCGTACTTGTCGAGGTTCCGGACGATCAGGTCCGCGATGATGGCGTCGACAACCTCGGCCATCAGTGCAGCGTCTTCGCAATGCCGGCATCGGCCAGACGCTGTTGCCGGCGCTCGACGAATGCGGCTTCAGGCGCCTCGACTGGCTCCTGTTCGGTGCTGTGGCGATCGTTCCAGGTCCAGAGCATGCCTTGATATTCCCACCATGTCAGCGATCGCGCTTCCGACGGCTGGACACCCATCATTGCGCAGTTGGTTAGGACTCCTGCCCAGTCGATTTTTTCCTGCGGGTTGGCCGGCTCGGCGCCGGCTCGCCTTTTTTTGGCGGGGTGTACCCCTCGATGAGCGCGGCAAGGATCGCGAAGGCAAGGGACCAGACCTGCGTCATGGCCATGCGCTGGTCGGATGCGGTCAGAACGTACCGCTCGACGAGATCGTTGGCGCGCACCGGCGACACGGTGACGGGTTTGCCGTCGACTTCACCGGAGCCACCGCCGATCAGCCCTTGCCGGACGACCTCGACCAATTCGGCGAACTTGTACTCCGCCAGATCGGGGTAGATTTCCCCGTCCTTGTAGCCATACCGCCCCTTGATCGTCCGCGCATAGATCGCACCGATGCCGGAGCTGCACTTCTGCTCGATCTCCGCGATCTGCCCCATGCCGAGCTTGAATGTGTACTCGCCGTCGGCAAACTTGAGATCGACCCAGGTCTGCACGGCGTTACGAGATAACGACGGTGAGCGTCGTCAGCTTCGGCGAGTTGGTGGCTTCGGCGAACGTCTCGGTCACCTTCACCGACTTGCTGCCCGCGGTCGCCCATGTCGCATGGATCGTGTTGGTCGCGTCGTCGTAACTGACCGCAGTAGCGCCGGTCGCAACGATGCTGATTTCCGAGCCTGCGTGGCGGCCGGACACCACGCCCGACCACGGCGTTGCAGCGGTTCCGGTCAGCGGGGTTGCGGTCAGCGTCGCCAATGTCGGCGCCGTGGTCGACACCCAATCGACGATGCCGTCGCTCTGCCAGGTGAACTGGCTGGTGACGTTCTGCTTGTCGGTCGCGCCTTCCTGCCACTGCTGGAACAGGAACGGTCCCTCCCAATAGCCCTGGCTGACGAGATCGTTGCCGGGCTCGCCCTCGATGAAGCGATAGGGGAGCGTGCGGCCATACACCGCGCGGATGACATTGGTCTGCGCGCGGTTATGCAGACCGGTGCCCGACATGTTCTTTTCCTGGCTGTTCGCATTGCGCGACACCCACGGCACTTCCTCGGGATCCTGACAATTCGGGACAGCTTCGTCGGACGTGTTGATCTGGTGCGTGAGGCTGCGGGTGTTGAGACCGCAAATGATCACATAGCCAGTGATCGGACTGCCGCCACCATCGAGCAGGCCAAGGGTCGTGACGTCGACCGCCACATCGAAATATCCACCTTTGACAGTGCTCGGAACGGTCATGTCTGCATTCCTCCGGGAAACGGGCGGAGGGATACGGCGCGGGTTGGTTCGCGATTACGGCTGGTCTAGTCGAAGAGGGGCTCTTCCCAGCACTGGCAACCCCAGAGCGTTTGGGCCCGATCGTTAGGAGCGTTGCGCTCGCTGTAGACGCGATTGTCCCGCGCGACGTGCTCTGGGCGCGGATATCGCAGATGGGGTGTGTGGTGCCATATGAACCGGTCGATGCCAGCCGCCTTCCGCCGCGACCGTCCCATCGCCGTCACCAGCTTGTCGGTCTGATCGACGCCGATGCCGAGACCGCGGCGCTTGGCTTTGGCCAGAACGTCGGTTGCCGTTGCGCTGGCGGATGCTGTCGGCTTCCTCGCTGCCAAGTCTCCGAGAAGCCCAGACGTCAGATCATTCTTGACCTTGCGGCTGACGTCATCGGCGAGGCGGCCCATCCAGGCTACCGCGTCCTCAACATCGTTACGGACCTCGCGCGCGCCAGTGAGGTGGGAGACGTCCAGGCCGGTCGCGGTTCTGATGCGCTGCACCCATTGGCCACGGTGCCATTGCTCTACGCGGGCAGCGGCATCGGGAAGGCGGGCTTCGGCGGTCCGGACTGCGCCGGCTACCCGATCGCTGGCGGCATCGATCGCGCGCAGCAACGCGCCGGTATCGCCGGTGACGCGCGCCGAATCATATGCGGCCACGATCGTCGCCCATTCGGCCTGCCATGCTCGCATGATCAGCACGAACGGCGCTGCCATCGACGACCTCAGGCCCTCCGTCGGCTTGATCTGGCGGAATGGTCGCGGCTTGATTCTCGCGCGCGCGATCATTGCGGGCAGGCTGTAGAGCGCTCCGGCCAGCAATGCTGCGGCGATTATTGTTTCGGCTGTGTGGTGGTCGTCGGGTTGGGAGGCCATCAGTCGGCGTCCGGCATACCCATCACATCGCTATCGTTATCGACCGGCTCGAATATCTCCGGCCCCAGCACGATCTTGCCGCGGTACGGCTCGACCTTCGACAGATCGACTGGCTGATCGGTCAGCGAGATATGCGGCTGATACGACGGCCACTGATCGACAGCCTCGGCTGCGCGCAGGATTTGTTCATGCCGCCACGACAGCGCCGATGACGTGAACAGCAATACCGCCGTCCGATCGCCAAGCGGCTCGACGATGCGGACGCCGCCGGGCTGGATCGTGATCTCGCCCTTCGCGTCCTGGTTCCATTCGCCGTCGACCTTCATCCAGTCGAATGCCTGGTCGATATGGACGATGGTGACGTGGAGGCCGGGCTGTAGATCGGGCAAACCCTGCGATTTCGCCCACGCCTTGATGTCGGCGACGTTCACGACATCGCGGCGGCCGTACATGGTGCGCGGGGTGGCGTCGGCGAATCGCGCATCATTCGCGGCCATACGCTGCGCCGGCACCTTGCCGCCGGCGGCCTGATCCCCTCCTCCCGCTTGCAGTGCATTCGGATCGATCGGGTTGCCGTTCGCGTCGACCTCGGGCTCTGCCTCGCTCGGAAACCGTTCGTGCTCGGGAATCTCCGCCAGCGCATCGCCGAGGCCAGGCAACCAGCTCCGTTCTTCCATCGTGTTCTGCAACGCCTTGTCGAACGCGACGCCGGGAATTGACCCTGTCGCCTGCAGTTTCTCCACGCCCTGCATGAACGTGAAGAACGTCGTCGCCTCATCCTTCTCTGACTGCGACGACAGAGGCGCCCAATCGTACCAGATGCCGTCATCGACCTTGCCAAGCGCCGACGGGATCAGCGCCGCATCGATTTGCGTCATGCACGGCCGCAGATCGAGGTCTTGCCGGCCCTTGATGGTCTTGTGCCAAAGCTGGATGTCGGAATCACCGGTCGCGTTCATGCCCTGCGGCGAGATGCCCCACAGCACGGTTGCCGGCATGTCGGCGGCGGCAGCGGCTGCGGTGCGATACGCGGCCATGATGTCCGGCATGCCGGTCCACGTGACCTGCTTGTCGTCGATCTTCTCTGCGCCAGTGACTCCATCTCCGCCGTCGAGCCACGACACCGAGTTGTTGCTTTCACCGAGTGCGAAGGCCTGCAGACGCTTGGCAAGATCGGCCTCTCCACCAGGTTTGGTGAATTTGTCGAACAGCTTGGGGATGTAGATGCGCCGCAACCGCGCCTGGCTGATCAGCGCCGCAAACCCGGTGTCCGCGGTATCGACGTTCTGGATCGCGTCGATGATCGTTTGGACCTTGGCTTGACCCCAGAACGCGGACTGCCAGTCGACGTCGACGATATCGGCTACGGGTTCGGCTTTGAATGCGACGACGCGGCTGGGGTGGAAGCGGATGGGCTTGCTGGTCGAGGTCCCTTGCAGCTGGATCTCGTAATAAGACGGATGGCCGAACCATGGATCGGTCCACGTGTCGATCATGGGGCCGAGCGCGAACCGAGACCGATGCCAAACGTGGATCGCCTTGAGGTCGCCGGCGTTCAGCTTGGCGGGGTCGATCGGGTTGGCCTGGTCGAGGTCCGACCCAAGGTACAGCACCATGCCAGCCCCACCGAGCCCACGCAGACACTCGGCACGACGGACCTTGTTGCGCAGGTCCAGCCGCTTTTCCTCGGCCTCGAGCTTTTCGATGTCGGCGCTGTCAGCCTGCCAGTCGCGCCATTCCCGCACCATCTCGGTCGCGGGCTTGTCGATCGCCTTCCGCATGACCCACGACCCGCGATAGGCCTGGTCTATCTCCTGGTCGGACATGAAGCGCGCGAAATAGCGGCTGTAGCTGCGCTGGTCGGTGGTGGTGCCCATGCCGGTCAGCATCGAGATGAGCCCGTCGCGGATCGGCACGACGTTGCTCGCATCCTTCAGGCGAATGCTACCAGGTCGGATGCGGCCGGACATGGCGGCGGTTTATGGGTGCGCAGGGGCGCTGCGATTACGGCGAATGTGCGTCTACAGCGCCCCATAATCCGGCGCGTACTGGCCCTTGATCAGCGTCGACACGGCATATCGGATTGAGTCGATCCAGTGGTTATTCGCGTCGACCAGGATCGGTAGGATGTCGCCAGTCAGCCGGTCGACCTTGTAGTTGTAGAGGCGCATTTCACGAATCGTGTTCACGCACCGGGGATGCACGACGATCTCGCGGAACGAGCGCAAGAAGCGAATGCCGTCGTCAACGCTACCCTGCCATTTCGGTGCGCCCTCAGCGCGCGGTACGCCACTGCGGGACACGATGCTGATTGAGCCAGGCGACGCGCTATCCCATCGGCTGACGTAATCTGCGAACCCTGGGATTTCGTCGTTCACCTTGTCGCCGATCGCGTCGAGCTCGATTGTGCGGCCGCCGGCTTCGTGGCTGACGTAAAGCGCATCGCCGTAGATGTAGCAGCGCACCGCTGCGGTCGGATCCTGCGCATAGCCGAAGTCGCCGCCCTGGTAGGGGCCATCCCAATCTGGCTTGGGGTCGAACTCTGCGACCCGCCACTTGCCCGACATGACCTGAGCGTCGGAGTTGACGAGATAGGCACCCTCCCAGACATGGGCATAGGTCGCAGGGTCGAGCCGCCCCTGTTCGCGACGGCGCAGCGTGTCGAGCCCCACCGGAAAGAACGGGTTATCGCTCCAGTTGATCTCCGTGACGATCGCGTTTGCCGGCGGGTTCTTGCGCATCCTCATGTCGACGGGCGAACCATCAAGGCGCGGGTTCCATATCGGCCAAAGCTCGGAGCTGGGCTGGCGGAACACCGTCGCCTCAAGCGCCAGCCACGACGCTTCTGGCACATCCTCGGCTTCCTCGACGATCGTCAGGTCGATCTTGGCCAGCGACTTGATCGAGTTGATGCCTTGGCGGAGTCCGCGGAATATGAATTCTGTCCCGTTGCGGCCGCGCAGGTAATCGACGCCGACGTCGTAATGATCCTCCAGCCACGGGTAGGAAGCGATTGCCGCCTTCAACTCGGCGTGGAACGACTCCTTGATCGACGCCTGAAATTCGCGCGTGCAGAGGATGCGCAACGGCTCAGCATATCCGAACACCGACGCCATTAGCGCGCAGGAGAAGGATTTTGCAGATCCGCGGCCGCCGAACGGTGCGCGATACTGCACCGAGCCGCGGGGGGCGGCGAACATGGGCACCAGCTTTGGGGGTAGCTGGATGATGGCAGTGGTCATTGGTCGCCGAGATGCGCGTTCACATGATCGATCAGCGGACCACCGAGTGTATCGTCCTTCTCATTTTTGAACCAAGCCGGACCAGCACGCAACAAGCGCTGGTCTAGCCGCTCATCTTCAAATCTTAGCCGCTCGGCCCGCGCTGGGGTGTGCAACCGCCCATAGCGGGCGTGAGAGGGATTGAATGGTCTGCCAACCAAGCCAGTGATGATCGCAGTTAGATCATCGACGGTCTCGATATGGCGAATGTGAATGAAGCGGTGATAGCGACCCGACGTGTCGGCGCGCAGCCAGCAAAACCATCTTCCGTCGTATCCTGGCGCCACCTCAATGCCCAGATCGTCGGAGGATGATGCGCGATCATCCAGCGCATCGCCGAGCCATAGCAGCCACTGCTTATTAGGCTGGCGATCGAACTGATGCCACTTGAATCCATTAACCTTGAGCCAGTCTTCGCTCAGCAAGTTGAACGGATCGCTCATTTCGCCTCCGCCGCCTCAGCCGGCGCGATCAGGATCTTCGTCGGCCCTGGCGTCATGCTCCCATCACCTGATCGATGATCGATCTGCGATGCGTCCTTCCAATCCTCGCCACCCATGTTCTTCATGCCGAACATGGTCATGGTTGCCGCTCCCGGACCACCGCCGGTCAAAGCTATTGATCTTCCTTGCTTTTCCCACCAAGCGGCGCTCTTAGCCTTCGCGCGCGCGCAAGCCTCCGAAAATTCAGGGTGTTTCGACATCCACTCGTTGATCGTGGAGCGCGCCACATCGATCTCGGCGGCGAACGATGTAAGGCTCGCGCCGTCTTGCATATGCTCGACGACGCGCTCGCAATACGAGGGGTCGTAGAGGCTCGGGCGACCAACGTCAGCCATTACCGCCCCCCAGCCCGACGCCCACACCGCTGCACCTTGCGGCGCTCGGCCAGCAACTCAGCCCCACCAGCCTTAGCGATCAACTGACGCGTCACATCGTTCGACCGGCCATAACAGCGTTCCAGCGCCCGATGCCCGCCCTTGAGGAACAACGCCCGGATCTCGCCCGGGTCGGTATCGAGGATTGCAGCCCCGTTCATAACTCGATCACTCCCATGTGAGATTCCTTCGCCAGTTCGATGAATTCCTCGCGAGCCTGACGACCGGCGAGGTTCCAGGCCTGGACGATGCGCCGCATGGCTGTGTCGACCGGATCATCATCGACCAGCGGCAACCTGTCCTGCGACCGGATGACCTTCACCTCGGCCTTGAGCGCCGCGGTAGTGAGCCGCTCGGTCTCCGCTTTGGACAACAGCTGTTCGGCCTGGTCGTCATCGGCGATCGCCATGACCGCGAGGTGATGCCCGAACGTCAGCGCCTGGTGCCGCTTGGTCTCGGGGAACCGCCGGCAGGTGTCGACGATCGGCGCGAACCTATCGACGTCCGACCGGAAGATCGTGTTGGCTTCATCCCGCGCCTTGTCCCCGAACCGCTCCGACCCCTCGATCAGCCAGTCTCCGATGATCCAGTTCATGAACCTTGCCCCAGCACAGAGCTTGCGGCCGAGGTTGGACCATTCCTCAAAGCTGGTGGCGGCGGGCAGGTGAAGCGCCAGGGTGGGTTCTGGGGTGAGGGTGTTCATGCAGCAGAACCTTGGACGGACACGATCTCGGCATCCGGAAAGAACTGCTTCACCTCGGAAAGGATCGTCACGCCGGCCAGGAGCCTCGCGACCTCGTCTGGCGTCACCAAGACAACCCGCTCGCCCTTCACGGACTGGACGCGCCCAACCGATGCGGTTTGCTCGGCGATGACGACGCGGGTGCCAGTGTTCCAGTCGACGCCGACCAGATAGGCATCGTCAGCCACCAGCGGCGCCTCGAGCGCGGCGACCGCGGCGCGCCAGCCCCGGATCATGGCCGAGCCCTGTTCCTGCACGTCGGCCGTCGATCCGGTGACGAGGGAGGTGTTATAGAGATCGATCTGCTCGACGAGCATATCGTGCAAACCGGCGTCTCGCCGCTTCAACGTCCCCAGCCGCCAGCGACTGCGAAACGCCGTTTCCGCCGGCGCGACCGCCGCAAGCGTTTCCGCGACGACGCGATGGTCCGGCGACCTCACGCCGACTTCCCCGCCGACGGTGACGCGATGACGGAAGTCATCCCTATATATTCCCTTATATATGTGCGCATGTGTGGCCTCTATTTTTACTAATGTTTTGAATAACAAAAATAATACGTCATTACGTCACTGGAGGGCATCAGGCCCTTGGAAATAAAGAAGATTTTTGCGTGACGCTTTACTGAAAATTCGGTCATCGATGCGTCATTTTGCGCGGAATGCGTCACAGCGCCGCGCGAAGTTGTGACGTAATTTGCGTCACGTGTGACGCATTTTTCCACGGAATGCGTCACAGCGTTCAAAACACTGTTCTCCCTGGACTTTTCGTGTCGGATGGCACGTAATCGACATTGACGGAGAATTGGTCGATGCTGGCAGCAGTCGTGCGCCGCATTGAATCGCGCTCGTCGTTGATGGTCCAGTTTTCTAGCCCTTCGTCGTTCAGACGAAGCCCGGTGATCCATCGTTGTCGGCCACTACGGTCCTGCCCGATATGCGGCATCCGCTCCTTGAGCTTGCGGCTAAAGCCGTTCTGCGACCATCCAAACTTGGTGTCGCCTTTCTCCTGGAAGAACCAGCCGGCGAACGATGCGAACAGATCGGCGGGCGCTACCTTGATATTCGGATCCGCGACCAGGCATTGCCTGGCCCACGTACCGACGTCGTCGTTCATTTCCTGTAGCCCGCGGATAGCCTCTGCCATGCACGCGGGCGGATTGAACACGCCGCGGGCCCGAACCCTTAGCCATCCCTCGATTGCCCACCACAGAACACCCGTAAGCTCCTCTGCGATGACCTTCTCGGCAATGCTGTCGTAGCCAGCGGGCTCTGGTGCATCCTCTGGACGCACGTTCGTCATTGGAAGCACGATTGACCTATTGTAGACGGCATCAGAGCCATCTTTGATCTTCGGCAGATTGTTCATCGTGAGGCAGACTGGGCATGCGAAGCGGAACCCATCGATCATCGACTTGTTCTTGCGGCGCACCGACATCGCCTCGCCTGTGACGAGCACCTTGTAGGTTTCGGCGTCCAGCGTCTCACCCTGGCCGACCGCGTCATCGGCAATCCATCCGCGCTTGCCGAGAAGGGTTTCAGTGCCGAAATCCTTCTCGAGATCGCGCACCTTGATCGATGTCGTATGCCCCTTGCCGAGCAAGGCGCGCAAAATCTCCGACACCTGCGTCTTTCCGGTGCGGCTACCGCCGTGGATCAGAAGGCCCTTGCGAAGCGAGCGCGACTTGTTGGCGACCAGCGCGGTCCCGAACCATTCCTGAAGTGTAGCGACGATCGCGCGCGCCTCGTCTGGTTTGTGGTCTGCGAATGACGATCGCAGGAAGTCGAGGAATGCCGGGCATTCTCGGCTACCGGAAAGCATGGCGCCAATGCGGAATTGCGCATGATGCTCGGGACTGTGCGGCCCCATCTCCATCGTGTCGACCGAAAGGACGCCATCCTCGGCGACAATCAGGTCGTGCTTATCGAACTCGACGTTGCGGACGAGAAGGTCCGGGTTGTCCATGACGTAGCGCGTGGCGGCGTTGAGCAGCGATGTCGCCGGCTTCATGCGCAGGCTCGAGCAACCTTCTTGCAGCAGCGCGCGCAGCATCTGGTCATGTCCATTGTCCCAGGCAGACCATACGCCGCCTTCATAGATATAGCTGGCGCCCGCCGAATGCATGATCCGGCCGTAGCGCTCCGTCCAGGCTTCCAGCGTCGCGCCACCGAGGACCGTTATCTCGTTCTTCGACGCACCCTTGTCGGCCCGTTCGGCCTTCGCCTTGGGTTCGGCATCATGAACCAACTTCAGGGCCGCATTGCCATTGCTGAGCAGCGGCGCCGGGCTGGAGGCGCGCTCGCGGGGCTTGTCGTAGCCCTTGGCGCGGCCTGTCGCGATCATCTTGCGGATCGCGCGTTCTTCGTTCTCCCAATTCCACGCAACATCGCGCGGCGCCGCTGCTTCAGTGGCCGACAGGATGCGGCTGACAATTTCGTCATCGTCATAGCCGCGGCCGATCATCGACGCGGACACCGAAAGCTGCGTCGCGTGGATGCTGGTGCTGCCATGTCCACCATGCGACATCGCGGCCAGAGCAGCGTCGATGTCGATCGCTGGTTCGTAGCCGGCGGCGCGCGCATAGGCGACGAAGGGGTCATCTTCGCGGACGGGCAGGGGTGCCGGCGCAATGCCGTGCAGCACGGCGCGTTGCTCGCTTAGCCACTCGACAAGCGTTTCGAGATCATAGACGCGGCCGGTATCCTCGACGATCTCGCACAGCGCATCCTGGCCATCGTATAGCGCCTTGGTCTTGTCCTTCGAATTATATGTGCCCGGCAAGCGCATGATGCGCGCGATGTCGGCGCACTTGATGTCGCCAGCCAGAATATGGACGAGCTGGCGAAGCGCCGTCACGATGACGGCACGGACTGGCGAGCCCTCCGACACGTCAGCGAGTTCCTCGAGCATCCAATATGCGTGGAAGCCGCCGCCCGAATTGACGATGATCGACGGTGGGAACGGCAGGAACTGCAACATCGACAGTGCGTCGTCGCCGGCAATGTCCTGGGCTGCGCAATCGATATCGACCCAGAGGGCAGGGCATTCCATGACGTTCGCAGCCGAGCCGGAGGTCGCATCCAGTCGCCTGCTACAAACACCGAAATAGGTGCCCATGCCGGAAACGTCATGCTGGCGGCAGAACCCGACGATCTCATGCTCTTGCCGGCTGAACACGGATCGCGCGCCGCCACCGCGGTCATTGGCGCACGCACGCAACTCGACGTTGTGAAGCGTCTCGGCAAAGAAACGCTTCAGAAAGTCAATGGCAGCGGTGTAATCGCGGTTGCGCAAAAACTGGTCCTCGGACTGGTGTTTGTGGAACCGTGCGCCGCTTCCGACAGCGCACGGCTCCGAAGTCTCGTTAGAAGCGGGTCTTCGAGCCGGCGGCTGCCTTGGCGGGCGCCGGCTCATCTTCTTCGCCGCCATCGGGAGCGGGGACGGGAACGCTGCCGTTCTCGACCCAGCCGGCAATCGACAGCACCGGCACGTAGGTCTTCTTGTAGACCGGGTGCATGTAGCTATCGCGTCCGAGCTCGAGCACAGGGATCAATCCCTGATGCCGCTCGGGCGAGCGCGCGAACGCCTTGCACAGATTGCCGATGCAGCCGATGCCGCCCTTGCTCGACGCCGAATAGGTGAACTGTTCGCCGTCGTCGGGATCGGCCAGCGGCAGTTCGTTGGTGAAGTTCCAGGGATCCTTCGGACGCCCCTCTTCATCCAATTCCCATTCGGCCTGGTCGGTATAGCCGAGCTGATCGCGCGCTTCCGGTTTGTAGCCGGTGGCGAGCAAGCCCATGCGGCGTTCGGCGGGCTTGCCATCCGCCCAGCGAATCCAGCCGATAGACAGTTCGTCCATGTTGGCCGCGAGCTTGCGGCCGAGCGGAACCTCATCGGCATTCTGGCCCATCTGCCATTCCCCCTTGGAGAATTTCAGGAAGGTGCCGCCTTGCGCTGCCTCTGCGCCATAAGCGGCAAAGGGATCATAGCCACCAGGCGCTACCAGAGCACCGCCTTGTTCGATTTTCGAAACCTCGTTCATTGCTTCATTTCCTTGTTCATGATCGCAGCGCCAACTCGACGCTGAGAGGTTGGCCCGGCTCCCACCGCGGGAAATCCAGACCGGCATCGACACGCGCTTTTGCGTGTTCGATTTCTTTCTCCAGACCGAGGAAGTCATTGCCGTCCCCGGACCAGAGGAATTCCATTTCTGTGTGGATTTGCAGGATCGTGCTGCCATGTGCCTCAAGGCACGCTTCCAGGGCCTCCGGGGTGCCCACGCCGGCCAGTTCGGTACTGACTAGCGCGAACCGCTCGCGCAGATCGGCGCGAAGCTTGACCGGCCCGACGAGCGCCGCCTTGGCCTGGCTGGTGGCCTTCGCGCCGTAAGCTGCAAAGGGATCGGTCACAGCGCACCGCCTTGCCGGAGCAGTTTCTGCGCCTCGAAGAACAGGGATGTTTCAGGCGGCATCGGATCGTCCAGCGGGACGAGGCCGAGCATCAGCCTGATCTTTTCTTGACGTCGCGCGATACGGCTAAGCGCGAAGGCACGAACCGATTGCGGGGCTGTCAGGAGCCAGTCGCTGGCCGCGATTGCCCCGAGCAATTCATCCGCCTGATCGGGGCCGACCGAGCGCAGGTAGCGCATGAAATTGAGTAACCGCGGCTCGGACTTGAGTATTTCTATGCGTTCTAGGCGCTTCAGAGCTTTGTACGCCTTGGACAGCCGCGCCCGCTCTTCCATCTTTAGATCGAGCGCAGACGGATCTTTTTTCCGACGATCGGCGCGGCGATCCGGGATCACCGGCGCGGCAACCTCGGCGTATGCGGCAAAGGCATCGGTCATGTCGCGACCCTTTCCAACCCGGTCATGTCGATCGGCGCGCCAAGCTCCTTGAGCCAAGCGAGGCAGCTAGCCACCGACCGGAACACGCCGCACGGATGGCCAGCATTCGTCAGGAAGTTCAGCCAGACGTGCTGTTGATCAGACAGCGACCCGGAACGCGCCTTGATCTCGGGGAAGGCATATCCGCCTGTCCACAGGATAAGCGCATCTGGGAAGCCCGCAGCCATTCCCTCTTGTTTCGCCTTCATTGCAGCCCAGGCTGTCCGCTGCGCCCCGTTGGGCACCGCGACGAACGCAACGCCAGGCGCGCGAACCTTCAAAGCCTTGCGCAGCGCTACCTGGATCGACAGTTCGTCGCCGGGGTCAGCTACAGCGGGAGGATCGACGTGGAAGATCACAGCGTCTCTCCCCCACAAGCAGCCACCGCGATCTTCGCGACAGTCGAGGGAGCACACCCATATTGCCGAGCGATGGCGATGACGGCAGGCGCGAGCGCAGCGGCAGCGTCATGCATGGCTGCGCGTTCCAGCGCTCGAGCTCGGCGATTGGCGTGGATATGGCCGACGCGTTCGGGGATGATGCGAGCTCCATCAACAAAGCGGAGCCCCTCAATTGTTTGGTTATTGGGTTGCGACACAACCAAATTCGCAGCCCGCGCGGTCACGCCGCATCCCTTTCAATCCCGGCGATCAGCAAATCAAGGTCGCGCCGCAGGTGGCGCAGATCGGCGACATACCCCAGCTTCTCGGACAGCGTTTCGACGATGCCAGCCGGACTGTCGGGCGCGCGTGCCGCGGCGACCTTGTGCCCGCATTGGAGGATAAGCGGCAGAATATCGGCGATTCCGCCGACCTCGCGCGACACGGCACGCCCACCGACCAGTTCCATGAACGGATCGAGCATGTGCGCGCCGTACCGCTCGCCGAGGCGCTTGAGATAGATGGGGTTAAGGTCGGCCTTGCGGTTGAAGGCGTTCGACACCGTACCGAGGGACACGTCGATCTCTTCCGCGATGTCCTGGAGCGTCCTGTCGGTGCGCTCGTTCAGCACGCGACGGATGATTTCGGAGACAGCCTTGCGGTAAGCCGTTTGTTCCTCGACGGAATTGACGCGCAATACGTTGGGATTGGCCATCGTTATTGCCCCGTTCCGAAATGAGTATCCGCCGCACCTCCCACGCCATGCCCATCGGCACACTCATCCGACATATCGTCGAACGGATCGCCGACACGCGTGAACCAGACGAACAGCGCGACGAACGTTGCCGCGATGCCAGCGATGAAGCCGAGCCAGAACATCATGCGCGATCTCCGGTGCGCTGGTGAGAAAGGCCGGCGCGATCGGATGCCGCGCCGGAGGTGGCGACGGCGTTTGCCGGACCGTCGCTGGGGATTGCGCCAAGCCATTCGTCGTCGCGGTGGCCGCAGATCGGCTTCCCGCACGCGGCGCAGGTCTTGGCGATAATCTTGGTGATGCGTTGCGGCGTCGTGTCGAACACGCGGGCAAGCAGGGATGGCGATGCGCCTTCCCAGCCGTGATGGCGCTCTACGATGACGCGCTGATCGTTGACGGTGAGGGCCATCTATGCAGCCTCCACATCATGTTCGCCGCAGCCGCGACCGATCAGTTCGCCATTCTCGCCGCCGGTGAAGTCGCGCCAGTGCACCCAGCCGTTCGGGCAGGAAAAACCCCATTCCCGAACCTTGGGGCCGGTCATGAACAGGGAGATTGCGTGTTCGCCCGGCAGGATTTCCAACCGATGAAGCGCACTCGCCTCTCGGCTGCCGATCCAGCCAGCCTCGCGCATGAAGCTGCCATCGGGCGTGTGCTCGACGTATCGGCCGGACAGAAGCATCGACGTGTTCGCCCACGGATGATCGTGGAGCGCGCGGTCGTCGTCGCTGCGGAGGATTTCGTGGAGATAGACGTTGCAGCCTTCGTTGCGCGGGATGATCCACCAGCGGCGAAGGTATGGATTGGACGGGTCGCCGATCACGAAGTCGGGGCGCGTCTCCATGATGCTTTCCGCCCAGGCGGCGAGGTCGGCGGTTGTGGCGTATCCGATCGCGCGCGGGGCTGGCGCCACCGTCTCAGCGAGACATCCGCGGTCGAAGGCTTCCTGCCACGCGCCGGGATAGGAATCGGCGTCGATCATGCTGCGGCCTGCTGGCGCGCGGCAGCCTTCAGATATTCGATGGTGTCAGGGTGAACGTCCTTGCCCAACGACTCGATGGCGCTAAGAACGGCGGGGCGACGATATGTCGGGATCCCGCGCTTGTTCTGTGTGCGCCACGAACAGACTGTCGTCAGCGGGGCATTAACCGCCTTGGCGACCTCGGTAGCGCCGCCGAACGCTCTGAAAATATCCGTCACCGGTGCAAGGCCAGCGGGGGCGGGCTCGCCAGTATCGGGGAGCGCACCGGTTTCCCGGACAACAGCGATGAGCATCAGCAATTCTGGCGCGGGCGAGAACCATTCGAAATGGAGGCGATGCCCTTCAAATTGGCGATGCAGCCTGGTTTCATCGACTACGCCACCTGGGGCAGTGCAGATGATTTCCAGTGGCAGGGGCGACGCGGGCTTCAGCGAAGCCAAGCGCCTCGTCGGATGAATGCTATGCCCAATCTTGATGGGGCCATCTGCACCGACCGGCTTGATGAAATAGACGTGGCTCATGCCGCCGCCCGCGCCGGGAGAACCATGTCCTCCACAGCCACATCGCCGTTCGTCGCCTTGGCGATCTTAACGGCCAGTTCGAGGGACGGCTGCCGTTGCCCGTACACAATCTTGCGGATCGTATTCCTGGGCTCCTGCAACTCGTCGGCGAAATCAGGGACCGTCTTGTCGACGGCCTTCAGATGATCGAGCAGCTTCATTCCCGCTATGTGCCCCATCAGGGCACTTCTGGCAAGCCCCAAAAGTGCCCCACAGGGGTTCTAGGCTTTTATGCCCGATGCGGGCACAACTGCGGCATGTTGCCTAACAACATCGCAACCTATCGAAAGCGCGCCGGTCTTTCACAGGAGCAGCTCGCTCCTATGGTCGGCACGACTCGGAATATGCTTGTGAAATTGGAGCGCGGGTCGCGAGGGCTTACCAGCGAGTGGCTGGAAAAGATCGGCGCCGCCCTGCGAGTGCCGCCTTACCTATTGATCGCGCCGGAACATATATTGCCTACTGAAGAGCAGCTGGCCGACATGCTGACGTCCGCGCAATCATCGCTACCAGCGGGTCTGCCGTATTCCGAGTGGCCGCGAGCTGTCGCCGCAGGTCTCCACATGCGGCTTCGCACGCTCGTAGGTGATCGCGCCAGCGCTTCCGCTTAGCCTCGACCTGGGGTTCTCCATCGCGGCGCAGGCGCTCGGCCTCGCGCTCCCAGAAATTGAGAAGCTGCGGCAAGACCGCGCACTCCAGATAACATGTAGCGCACCCTACGTCGCACGCCGCCTCGATCAACGTAATAGGCATCCCCATCTGGCATCCTCGCGTCCCGTACCGTTCTTGAATTGTTCTCATATTCCCAACATGTCTAGGATATTTCCTGCCCCAGACCGGCAGCGGGAATCGCACTATGCTACCTGGGCACAATCGCTGTCGAGACGAATCAGCGTTCGCGCGGCGGTAATCAATTAAATGCCCTAGCAGGGCACTTTCCCTGTTGACTTGTGCCCAGCGTGGGCACATACCCGTCCCCAACAGCCCCCCCCTCGGGCTGATTGGAGACAACCCCGATGGTCAACTTCACCATTGCCGATGAGGATCGCGAACTGATCGCGAAAATTGTCGATCGCACGCTTGGCATTCTGGATAGCGTTTCGCCGCTCTCAAAGAGCGACCGCAAGAATCGCCGCATCAATCTCATGATGGACCTGACGGCCTGTCACGCGAACGGCAATCCGCTGCGCCTCGCCGATCTGGTGGCGGCCGATGACTTCAACGTCATGCACGATGTTGGCGGTATCTCGCGCCACATCGACCACGACACCGGCAAGATGACCGGCTGCTTCCTCCCGCGCTTTTCGCAGCGCCAGACCGAGGAAGCTTGAGCCATGGCAACCGCCCTAAAGACCACGCTCCACCCGGAAGCACGGCCGGCGCTAAAGCTGGCATCGCTGTCGAACGCCGAGATCATGCGTCAGGCGCGCGCCCAGGTCATTGCGGAACGCGGCGAGCGTCCGGCGCATAAGTCGGCGGGCAGCTGGACCGGATACCCGACCGTCAGCAACGACGTCCTCGCCGACCAGTTCTCGCGCATGATGAGCATCAATGCCGCCGCCCGCGCTTGGGATCGTCGCGTCAACGAAGTGGCTGGCGAGATCGCCGCCAAGGTTGGTGGCCAGTGACCGCGCCGCTCAAATATCAGCCGGCAATTCAGGCGTCGGTCGAGGCTGGCATCCCGCGCCTGAGCGAAGGTCCCAACGCGCGCTGGCTGCGGGACAATTCCGCCGCGATCCGTCGCGCCCATGCCGATATGCTCGCCGAGCGCGCGAATTCTGGGACCGAACTTTCCGACGAGGCTTTGCCGGTTGGTGGGGCTTGGGTGGCTTTTCAGAAGGGGGCGCTGTGATGGGTGCGCAAAACGAATTTCGAGCCGGTCAGCGTGTCTACACCGCCGATGGCAGGATGGGTGACTTCCTCGTCAAGCTCGACAGCGGGAATTCAATCATCCGCCCGGTGTTCGAAAGCGTCAATGGCTACGGCGACGCAACCGACGAATATGCCGATGGGTTGATCGAGGTCGGGGTGATTTATGCCCAGCCGCCGCGTGCCAAGTTGGACGATACGATCGCCGAACTGGACGCCAAATCCCGCCAGTTGCGAGAGGATATCCGCGTACTGGAGGCCGAGAAGCGCGCATTCGGGCAGGATCATGTCGAGCGCGCCGCGCGCATCGCCAAGCATGAGCAACTGGCAACGCTCGACCACTTCTTATCGGGTGCCATCACGCACGTCGTGATGAAGTCTGGATACGGGTCGGGGCTTAAAATTGTCCCCTTCGCCGACGCCCTCAACGTTCTCGAAGGCGACCGCTTTTCAAGGCACGAGCCTGAGATGAAGCTGGTCTCCCTTTTCGGATCTAGCAGCGGCGACCTTTCGTGGCGGATCAACACTTATCGCGACGGCTCCGGGCACTGGATTGAGATGGTTCCATGCACGTCCGAAGATGAGGCGCGCCGGGTTGTTGCCGAAAAACTCGATGCTCTTTGGGCTGGGTACCGGGCGCGACCACAACAGGTTTGGACCCTCTCCGATGGGATGGATACTGCGGATGAACTCGGCATCGCGATACCTCAGGATATTCGCGACGCCCTGAACGCTCACATCAACGAGACGTGCATGCGTGCCGTCGCCAAAGCGGAAGCTGAGCTTGCCGCTGCCATCGCGCAGGTGAGCCGGTGATGTCCGCCCTCCACGGCGCCGGCCTCGCGCTCCTAATCGCCGCCCTGGGCATATCCCTCGGCGCGATCGCCGCGACCGTCTGGCCGAACCGCCGCAAGATCTGGTCCGCGTTGCGCGGGCAGGGGAGGTGAGTGTGGTCATTACCGTCCACGCCGTCGAGCGATATCGTCAGCGCGGCAATCCCGCCCTGACGCCCGCCGAAGCATCCGCCGCGATCATGTCGGCAGAGCGCGCGATCGAAGCCGCCGCCCGCATCAATTGCCACGTCGTCCGCATGGGCAACGGGGCGAAGCTGATGGTGCGCGAGGGGCGGGTCATCACCGTGCTGTTTCCGTGTTTGCCTTGGTCGGGGCATCGGTTTGGAGGGGTGTCGTGAACGCGCCGGCAAAATTCGGCTCGGTGACCTATCACCGCGATCTCATTCAGGGGTCAGATGAGTGGATGCAGCAGCGTTGCGGCTTGCTCACGGCGTCTGAGATGAAACTGATCCTGACACCGACGCTCAAGCTGGCGAACAACGACAAGACCCGGGCGCATGTGTTTGAGATCGCGGCGCAGAGGATCACTCAATATGTCGAGCCGCACTATGTCGGCGACGACATGATCCGCGGCCACGACGACGAGATTGAGGCGCGCGAGATCTACAGCCAGAATTATGCGCCGGTGGAACAGGTCGGCTTCATCACGAACGACAAGCTCGGGTTCGTCATCGGCTGTTCCCCGGATGGATTGGTCGGCACCGACGGCGGGATCGAGTGCAAGTCGCGCCGGCAGAAGTTCCAGATTCAGACCATCGCCAGTCAAGAGATGCCGGACGATTTCGTCATCCAGGTGCAGTCCGAGCTATTCGTGACCGAGCGTAAGTGGTTTGATTTCGTGAGCTATTCGGGCGGCCTGCCGATGGCGGTCATCCGCGTCGAGCCGGACCCCGAATATCAGGCTGCGATCCGCGCGGCCGCAATTGAGTTCGAGGAGCGCGTGACCGACGTCATCGCGGCTTACCGGTCGTCGCTCGCCGCCATCCGCCACATCCCGACCGAGCGTCGGGTCGAACAGGAGATGTTTGTCTAATGTCCGAGGAGTGGCGCCCTACCGTCGGCTTTCCCGATTATGCTGTCAGCAGCGAGGGGCGCGTCATGCGCGCGGTCGAGAGCACAAAAGGCAACCTGCCCAAGGTGCTCAAGCCGTGGATCAATAACCAGGGCTATAGGATCATCACGCTGTTCGCGGGCGGACGGTCGCGCCGAATGCTCGTCAGCCGGTTGGTGTGCGAGGCATTTCACGGGCCAGCGCCCACACCTGATCATCACGCCGCACATGGCGACGGCAATCCGGCGAACAACTCTGCGTCGAACTTGCGCTGGGCAACGCGCAAGGAAAACATGGCTGACTGCCTCATTCACGGGACCCGCGCGGTCGGCGCTCGCCATGGGCGGACCACAAAACCGCACCGCACGCCGCGCGGGTCATCTCATGGACACGCGAAGATCACCGAGCAGGATGTCGTCGAAATTCGGGCCGCGCCAAGAACTCTCGGGTCAGGCGTGAGACTCGCCGAACAATATGGCGTCAGCCCCGCTGCAATTTGCCTCATCAGATCACGTAAAAACTGGAGCCACGTATGAACGATCTTTCCGATATGAGCCAAGTGATTGTCCCTCGATCAGATCAGCTAAACAGCGACGATCTGATCAGCGGCCCGCGCACGATCCGCATCACTGGCGTCTCGATCCGGCCCGGCACCGAACAGCCGGTGTCGATCCATTTCGACGGCGACAACAACAAGCCCTGGAAAACGTGCAAGAGCATGAACCGCGTGCTGGTCCATGCCTGGGGTCCGGATGCGACCGCCTATGTCGGCAGGTCGGTGACCATCTACCGTGACCCCGATGTCAAATGGGGCGGCATGAAGGTCGGCGGGATTCGCATCAGCCACCTCAGCAACATCGAACGCGAAATGGTGATGGCGCTGACTGAAACGAAGGGCAAACGCACGCCGTTCATTGTCAAGCCGTTGGCCAATGCGCCGGCCGTGGGCAACGGCGCCGCCCAAACGGCGGAACTGACGGTCGACCAGGCGCGCGCCGATATCGCGGCCGCCCCCGATCTGGCTTCGCTGGAAACGGTATGGCGGCGCAAGTCGATGGCGCCATTCCGCGATGAACTCAAGGACGCCCTCGATGCGCAGAAAGCCGCGCTCTCGTTCGAACCCGAAGGCCGCACCGACGCCGACCACGGCGATCAGCACGATGGCTCGGTCGCGGGCGATTTGAACGAGGGAGGGGAGTGATGAAAATTGATCCAACGACCAGCCGCCCTTTCGGTGATCATGGAACAGCGAGTCAGGCAATCGAATGGTTGCTGAACGTCAACCGCGACACTGACCCCGGCAACGCGGTCGAATTTCTGCGCGCGTGGCAGCAAGGAAATGCCGCGACCGAATGGCCGGAATTTTATGTCTGGCTGAACGCGCTAGATCGAAAGGCCGCATAATGCGCACCTACCGCGACTATTGCCGCCCCGCCCATCAGGTCCAGCGCACTACCAAGCGGCCCAGCGACATCATCCTCCACCGCGTCGACCAGGCCGCCGAGCGCGTGCCGGGCGAACAGCGGGTCGTGCAGATGCGGGGGCGGGGGTGACTCGCTACGCCGCAAACACCAGCGTCAGCAGCGCGAAGTCGAAAGCCGAGATCGAGGAGATCGTCGAGCGCTATGGCGCGGCGCAGTTCATCTCGGGCTGGGACGCGACGCGGGCGGTGATCGGCTTCACGATGGACGGCAGGCAGGTGCGCTTCACGCTTGAGATGCCTGACAAGACCGCTCGCGAGTTCACGAACCACAGCAAGGGGATGCGGACTCCCGAAGCAGCGCTGGCGCAATGGGAGCAAGCTTGCCGTCAGAAATGGCGCGCCCTGCTGCTCGTCATCAAGGCGAAGCTCGAAGCGGTTGAATCGGGCATCAGTGTGTTCGAGGAAGAATTCCTGGCCAATATCGTGATGCCGGACAAGCGCACCGTCGGCGAGCATGTTCGGCCCGGCATCGCGCTGGCGTACGAAACCGGCAACATGCCGCCGATGCTACCAGACTATTCAGGTGACAAATGATCGATCTCCCGCCCTTCACCTGCCAGACCCCCTACGTCATCGATGGCGACACGATCCAGTGCAGCCACGGCCCCCGCGTCCGCATCGCGCGGATCGATGCGCCGGAAATGCCGGGCCATTGCCGCGCCGGTCGTCACTGTGCGCCGGGCGATCCGTTCGAGTCCAAAGCCGAATTGGTCGAGCTCGTCCGCGGTCACGACGCCATCTGCACGCCGGTAAGCGCCAAACCGAGCGGTGGGTCGCCGTACGACCGCTATGGGCGCATGGTTGCCCGCTGCAGCGTCAACGGGACCGACGTCGGGGAGTATATGCTCGCCGGCGGGTTGGCGATTGAGTGGCCGCACGAATGACGGCCCCCGCGCGCATCACTCAGGCCGATATGGACCGGGCGACCAAAGCGGTTGCCACGGCCGGCTTGGAGCGCGCGCGCATCATCATGGACTTGGAAGCTCGTCGCATCGAGATCATCATCGGCGAATCGGGTCCAGCGCCGGCGCCTCCCGAGAAATGGGATGATGATGATGTCTGACCTACCGCCGAACACTCGCCCCGTACGCGATCGACATGGCAAGGTCCGGTATCGCTTCCGAAAGACCGGATGGGCCAGCGTTTACCTGCCCGGCAGTCCCGGATCCGCTGAAATGCACCGCGCCTATGCCGAAATCATCGAGGCCGGCCCGAAGGCGACGGTATCTGCAAAGGCTTCCCGCCCGGTCAAGCCGCGCAGCATCGATGACTTGATCCAGCGCTATAAGCGGACGACCCGCTGGGCGAAGAAAAAGCCGCAAACGCAACACGTCCAGTCGCGCATCCTTGAACGGTTCGCAGATCGCGTCGACAAAAAAGGCCGCCGTTACGGCGACCGCCCCGTCGCCGACGTGTCAGTCGGCTGGCTGGATAACGTGCTCGGCCAGATGCACGAGACACCAGCCGCGGCCAATGTGCTGCGCAAGGTGCTCAAGGGCCTGCTCGACCAAGCGATCCGACTGGACTGGCGCACCGACAACCCGGTGAAGCTGACCGACAGCTACAGCGAGGGCGACGGCCTCCATACATGGACGGACGAAGAGATCGAGCAATACCGCGCGCATCACGCGCTCGGGACGATGGCGCGCATGGCGCTCGAGCTCGCGCTAAACACGGCCGCCCGGCGCTGCAATGTCGCCGCGCTCGAGCGCGACAATATTAAGGGCGGTCGCATCATCGTCGCGCACGTCAAAGGCAACAACGAGACGTCGGTCCCGATGCTTGGCACGACGTTGGCTGCGATCGAGGCATTGCCCGCGGCGCCGATTCGTCATCTCGTCACGACCGCCTTCGGAAAGCCGTTCACCGTCGCCGGGTTCGGCAACAAGATGCGCCAGTGGTGCGACGAAGCCGGATTGCCCCAATGCTCGATCCATGGGCTGCGCAAGGCCTGCGCACGCCGCTTGGCGGAGAGCGGCGCGACCGACGCGGAAGGTCAGGCCGTCACCGGTCACAAGAAGGCCGAGACATTCGCATACTACCGCGCAAAGGCGAATCGAGGCGCGCTCGCCACGACGGCGATGGCGCGACTGGAACAAGATTTTGTCCAACCTGCCGCTCCGGGATTTGTCCAACCCGAGAACGACGAAGGAAAATCAGATGTTTAGGATAAAGGATGGTGCCCAAGGGCGGA